TGATCTGAGTGCGCGAGGTATTGATCTGCATTTTCGATATTTGTAACAGATTTCAAAATTAAGCCCGCTGTATGCGGGCTTTTTTGTTTTTGCAGCGTTTTGTAACACTGCATCATTCAAAATATGGCTTTAAGCCAATAAAGTCGACAGGGGGCATAAAAGAGGGCTTGCAGGACGCGAGGTCGAGAATCAGGTGGGGGTAGGGGAGTGAGCCGCGACTAAATGCTTGATGTATAAAAATAAAGAAAAATGAGATAATGCGGGCTTATAACAAACATGGAGAATAACAAACTATGGCTGGTATTAGTGTAAAATGCCCTCACTGTGATTCTAAGATGGTATTGAAAGATTCCGACACGCGAAAGTCGGAACGGCATAAACGAATAAAATTTCAGTGCTCGAATCCTGATTGTTCGTTTTCTGAGCTGTGGGAACTCACACCAAAATGGGCGTTGAGTCCGTCAGGGATTCCACGGTCAGGGGTGTCGACCCCGATCTCTCCTTTCAAGCGACAGGTGCAAGTGAATGCATAGTTTTGCATAGTTTTGGGGTGGCTGCTGACAGTCATGCAGCGTAATGCTGGAGCGGGTTTGAGCGGGTTGCCGAAGTGCATATTTTCCGTATGGATAAATACGGCAGGTGCGGTGGGGGCAGTGCGCGGCGCGACCTTGGGGGGGCTTCGCGAGAAAACGGGGCAGGGAAGGCACAGGAACGCCAAGAACCGTGTTTGCGGCTCTTGATCGTTTGGTTTGAGGGGTAGCTTGTGTGGCGGGACGTGCGCGGATTTAAACGGGAATTGGCTTAATCTTTAGAAAGTGAGGATTGCCACTTTCCAAAAGCAATAACCTCCTCACCCATCCATTCATTCAACGCAGTTAATAGATTCATTAGCGGTACTGCTTCCATTTGGATAAACACATCCATTGCGGTTTTTGCGTCACCGAAGCCAGAAGTGTTGCGTGGAATGCCAGCCAGCAATTGCATTGGTACACGATGCCCTGCCACCACATCTTCCTGTGTGGCTTGCTTGATATTAAAAAAATCATCTTTGGTGAGGGCATCCGCCAATGGGATAATCTGTATCCCATCTTTCTTCCCGTTCGGCGCGTACATAAAAAGGTTGCGAAACGCATCCAATCCAGTAGAGCTTTTCAATTTCTCCCGTAGCCGTTTAACATCACCCTCTTCATGGGCGGCATCCGTCATATACAGGATGTAACCTGAATGCCCCTTGGCATAATACTTCCGGCGATAGAGGGTAGCGGATTCCCCCAACCATGCTGATTGCAATACGGATAGGTATTCCGGCACACCATAAATCTCCTGATTCACGTCCGGCTGAATCAGATGGAAAACCCGACCTGTCTCTAATTCCGTCACTCCCTTGGTGCTGCGGTAAAAACCCTCTTGGTTCAGCAGCATGACAAAATCCGCCTCATCCTTGCCACGTCGGGTGTACTTAGCGGGTCTGCATTGCAGGCGGATTGGATTCCCTCGTGCATTGTCGTGTCGCTCAAGGTAGGCATTCCCAAACACGAGAAAGTCCTGAACCCACCTCATAAACTCCGTCCGTCCCAGCCACGGGTGGGGCTGGAACATACTGGTCAGCAAGTTGCGCTTCACTGCCAGCGCACTAGCATGGTACGGATTCGCGTGTTGCGACTTCGCCAACCCGAACATATTCACGGGTGTTTCATAATAAAGCCCATTCCAGCGGGATTCCGTGTAATTGAGAACCTCCTGTTTATCCAACATGGGAACAGGATCACCAAAAGAAAACACCTCGAATTTCTGATTGGCTTTATCGTTTTGCTGGGCGGGTTTGCGTGACCGCTGGTTATTAGGCTTAGTTGTTTTCATTCGTAGAACTCCAAGAAGGAAGGTGAAGAAGCCCCGGCGGCATCCACCAGACGGGCGATATTGATGGAAACCAGCGCGTGCATAACAGCCCACGCCAGATCCGCGTGACCCGTTTCAGAATCACGGTCAGCCTGATAAGTGACAATGCCGCTAGGGGTAACGCCCTGTTTTATGGTCATAAACGCCAGTGCCATTTCTGTCCAGCCGCTGTCGAATGCCAACAGTTTCTTGCCGATCAAGTGCATGGCTTTCAGCACCAAATCGTTTTTAACCGGGATGCTGTAATTGATCGAAACGGCGGTTGGGAAAAACGCTTTGATAATGTCGTAAACACCCTGACCAATACCGCTGGAATCCACGCCAATATGCTTGACGTTATATTTCTCGGTCAGTTTGCGGATATGCTCCGCCTGATCTGGGAATGACATATCCTGCCACGCGAATTTCTCAAGGATGCGGTATTTCCCCCCATTTTCCAGCGGTGGGGCGATAACCACACAAGCGGCATCATCGCGCTTGCGGCTGGGGTCGTAACCAATCCACACCTGACCAGACCCAAACGGGGTAGGGGAGAGCGGTTCAAAGTCGGGCCACTCTTCCCACGAATCCACCATACACGCCTGCATTTGTTGCAGGGTGAAAATGCCTTGGGTGGAATCCACGGGCTGGCACATCAGCAGGTTGTCAAAAACTGCTGGAGAATATTTCAGGCGCAATTTCTCGATATTGAAGAAATCTGCACCACCCGCCAGTGCATCTTCTACCGTGATAATCTTGCGGTACTGCCCATCCTCACACAAACGTCCTTTCTTCAATGCCTTGTGGCTCACGTCCAGCGTGATGTGTTCCGAGCGTGGGCGACCTTTGTTGAAGTGTGACCCGTCCCAGAACATCCAGCCGTCATGCTGGGTATTCGACGGCGTGGTGAGATAAACCTCTTTCCACTTGTCGTGCAGCGCCATCCCGGATGATGCCGCCTGAAACTCCCCGAATTTGTGGATCCACTGGTACTCATCACAGACCAGATGCCCGTGGTAGCCCTGCGCAGTGCTTTTGTTTGTCCCCAGAAAGTAGATTTCCGCCCCGTTCCACAGCTTGATCGGGTCGCCCTTGAGTTCCACCCCCGTGACAGACCGCACCCACTTGATGATGTAGTTCTTGAAAATGTGCGCCTGATTCTTGGACGCGGACAGGAAAATCCAGTTATCCCCAGTCTTGATGGCGTGGAGCGCACCAAACAACGCCCAAAAGAACGTTAAACCAATCTGGCGAGATTTTAGGAAGTTCAGGATGTCGTGCTTGAACCACGCCTCGTATAAATCCCACTGGTACAGGTATTTCTGGAACATCTCGCGGAACGCTGCTTCCAGCTTCTCGATGTCCTCTTCCGACAGGTAATTCTTCTCCTGGTCGGTTTTCCTGCCCCGGTTTTCCAGCTTGGGGTTCAGTTCCTTGGGTTTGCCTGAGCCTTGGAAATTCTTGATCTTGGCGGTGCGCTCAATGGCCCGCAGCAACATATCGAACACCCGCATATCCGCTTCGGTCGGGTCATCCTTGCCGATGATTTGCAGCATCCGCGCTTCTGCTGCGGTTTCCACCTTTTGCGCCACTGATGCTTTGTCCCAATCGTCGCGCTTTTTCCACGAGTACACCGTCGCCTCTGGCACATCCAGCGCGATAGCGATTTCCGGGACTTTGTAGCCTTGCCAGTATCGTGTGGCGGCTTCGGTGCGATGGTTGGTTTTTTCCTGATCCATGCAGGCAGGATAAAAGGGCAGGGGACACAAGGCAGGTAGGCGCATCCCTAAACAACGCGCATTAAGGACGCGCACTATTGAGCGCAGCGGCAATCCCTTAGAAAGTGTTGAACAGTATGGCGTGAGCCAGAAAAGTCCAGTTGACCCGCTCATTGATCCGAATGGGTTGGTAATGTGGTGACGACCCTTACCCTAGGAATTACAAATGCCCAAATACACACGAATTGCCCTTGAAGGCGCGACCATCGACGGGCGCACCATCTCCCGCAAGCAAATCCAGCAAATGGCGGAACAATACGACCCCGACAAAAAGCACGGGGCGCGTATCTGGCTGGAACACTTCCGCAGCCTGTTTTCTGACGGCGCATTCCCCGCGTTGGGTGATGTCATCTCCCTGAAAACCGAAGAAGTGGAAGTCGATGGCAAGAAACGGCTGGGGCTTTACGCGGAACTGCAACCCACCGACCAATTGCTGAAAATGAACCAGCAACGCCAAAAGGTGTTCACCTCGGTAGAAATCGACCCCGACTACGCTGGTACGGGCAAAGCCTACCTCACCGGATTGGCAGTCACCGACAGCCCCGCGTCCCAAGGCACACAAATGCTGGCATTCAGCCAGAAAAACAACTTTGCCGAACTGCAAGGCAAGCTGTTCTCCGAATACCTCGAAACCGAGTTAAAGCTCGAAGACGACGAAGACGACACCACGCAGCGTGAAGGCTTGTTCAGCCGCTTGAAAAAGATGTTCAGCAAGCACGAAACCACCAACGACAGCCGTTTCAGCGAACACGAAAAATCAATGGAACTGCTGGCGCAAGAGCTGGACACCACCCAAGGCAACTACCGCAAGCTGCAACAGGAACACAAAGACCTGACGGGCAAATTTACCCAACTGGAAGCCAGCCTGAAAGAACTGCAAACGTTCCGCAAGGACGTAGAAAAACACTCCACCAATAAGCCAGCACCCAAAGCCGCAGGCGGCAGTGAAGGTGGCGAATCCGGCAAGAAGAAAGGCTTTTTCTAAGGAAAACAACAATGAGAAACGAAACACGCGATTTATACCAAGCCTACCTTGAAGGGGTTGCGGAAAAGAACAACGTCTCCACACGCGGCTTGAACTTCAGCAGCTTCAAGTTTTCGGTAGCTCCCAGCATCCATCAGGAACTGGAAAGCATCATGCACGAAGACGCGGGTTTTTTGAGCCGCATCAATTTGCACACCGTCCCAGAGCAAGAAGGTGAAAAGCTGGGTATGGACATCACCACCACCATCGCCAGCACCACTGACACGCTGGTTAAGGATCGTGATACCCAAGACCCGACCGATATGAATCTGGTTGACCGCTACCGTTGCGAACAAACCAACTTCGACACCCATATCCGTTACCCGAAACTGAATATGTGGGCGAAGTTTGATGATTTTGAATCACGCATCAGCACCCATATCGTCCAGCAAATGGCGCGTGACCGTTTGATGATTGGCTGGAACGGCGAAAGCCGCGTGGCTAATTCCGACCGCACCGCTAACCCGCTGCTGCAAGATGTCAATGTTGGCTGGCTGAAACATCTGGAAACCAAAGCGCCAGAGCGCATCCTGACTGAAGGCGATAAAGCACCGGGTGAAATCCGCATTGGTGAAGGTGGCGATTACCTCAATATCGACGCGCTGGCCATGGACATGATCAACAACTTGATCGAAGAGTGGTATCAGGAAGACACCGGGCTGGTGTGCGTGATCGGGCGTGAAATCTTCAACGACAAGTTCTTTGACTTGGTGAACAGCTACGGTCAGCCCACCGAACGCAACGCGATGGATATTATCCTAGCCAACAAGAAAGTCGGTGGAATGCCTGCGGTGCGCGTACCATTTTTCCCCTCAAAAGGCATCATGATCACGCGCTTGGATAACCTGTCGATCTACTCGCAGGAAAATACTTTGCGCCGCACCATCGTGGACAACGCCAAACGTGACCGCGTGGAAAACTACATCAGCATAAACGAAGCCTACGTGGTTGAGGATTACGGCATGATTTGTTATGCCAAGAGCCAAAACATCGTGCTGGGCAAGTGGTAAGGAGTCGGCATGAGCATTTGCGCCAAATCCTACAGTCAGCAACGGGTCGCCAAAGAAGCCGCGCGTGCCAGTGCCACTGGGGTATCCATCACCGAGACTAACCAGCACAAACTGATGCTGGGCAAGCTGCGTATTGACCTGCGCCGCCTGAAAATGATCAAGGCAACGGAAGCCAAAGTGGAACTCAAGCGCACCCAGCTTCTGCCCGAATACGCCGACTACATTGCCGGGGTCTTGGCAGCGGATGCGGGGCAACCTGACGACGTACTGCTCTACAACCTCGTGTGGCACATCGACGTGGCTGATTACGTCAAGGCGTTGGACATTGGCGAATACGCTATCCGGCACGGCTTGAAAATGCCGGAACGTTTCCAAAACGATGTGCCGGGGCTGCTGGCGGAATACATCTGCAACGACCTGCTCAAGGGCGATACCGAAACCGTCAGCAAAACAACGGCTGACAACGCCGCCATGCTCCAGCAACTGTATGACCTCGTGTCGCCGTTCGATATGCACGACGCCATCAAGGTCAAGTTGCTCAAAGCGTGTGGTCTGGCGGTCAAAGACACCGACCCTGCCAAGGCAGTTGCCTTGCTGAAAAAGGTCTACGCGATGGATGCCCGCTCCGGTGTGGCAACCTTGATCAAAAACATTGAAAAGCAAATGCCAGAAGCATCTGCACCCGTAGTTTCTGCTGAAAGCAGCAGTCAATAGCTGCCACCAGCACTCAGCGTCCCCGTCACTGACGGCAGGGGTTCTCTCCTTGCCTTACTGCCCTCTCGTGACGGACGACGCTGTTTTTTTATAAGGACAGGGCATGAAAAACGATAACGAAATGATGGTCTTCGGCTTCATTGTTGCCGCCATTGGCGCAGCAATCGGCATAGCCAAGCTGCTACTGTCACCCGAAGTATTAACGTGGCGGCTGATTGTCGGTCGAGCCATCGTCACCGCAGCCTTGGCAATGGCGGCTTTTATCGGATTGGTTTGGATGCCAGCAGATACAGACCCGGTGGTAATTGTTGGGGTAGCCTGCGTACTGGCTTCCATTGGTGAACAAGGGCTTGAAAAAGTCCTGAACAAATACTTGGGGAGCAAAACATGATCATTGATTTTGTGGGGCGATTCATTATCAATCATTGGATTGCGTTACTGTTTTTGGTGATTTGCCTACTGGTTGCCTATGGTCACGGAAGCTGACCTCACCCCGCCGTTTTCCACGGTTGCCCAAAAAGGGCAGGACAGCACCGGACAGGTGACGTTGCCCAATATGGAATTTTTCCCTGATATTGCCCTACGTGACTTCCAGTCCCGTTACCGTGTTGATAATGGCGCGGGGGAAGACCGCCAAATCCAAGCACTGCAACAGGCGATGACGCGCATCAACCGCGAACTGCTGGACGATAGCGCGATGGAAGAGGGCACGAACTGGGTTTGCCAACAAGTCCGTAACGGCTTTTTTAGCCTCGAAACCGTGCCAGCCAACCATTACGGTGACTGCAACGAGAAGGTCATGCAGTACCGCACGGCGGTGTATGCCCACGCCAAAGCGCGGCTGGTTGAACGCTACCGCGACACCCAGACTACCCGCTTAGGGCATGACCGTGCTGATGACTTGGAACTGACCGCAGACGATTATGATCAGGAAAGCCGTGAAGCCGTGCGCCAATTGCTGGGCAAGCCCCGCTGCACGATTGAGCTGGTATGAACAAAGCGCAACACCTCTACAATTACCTGATCCAATCCGGCTTGCTGACCGAAGAAGAGCTGGACGTGTGGGTGGAAGAGGGCGAAGTCGAAGCCCCACCCGTGTACGACGGTAGCCCGAATCTGGCTTACCTCGACAAGTACCAGATCAACGGCTACATCCAGAATTTCCCGATCAAGACCCGTGACCTGCGCAAGGTCAAGTTCGCCCTGTTGTGGTGGATGAACGTCTACCAGCCAGAGCACGGCAAAACCGCCTTCGGTTGGGAAGCCGACAGCCTCAATACTGAAACCACCAATGTCTGGTTTGGCTTGCAGGTCACGGAAAAAACCCTGCTCAAGGATGGCGAAGTCATGACCTGTATCCAGCCAGCGGTGCTGCTTGACCCGCTGTACGCTGATGTACCCGTGTGGCTGCACGATGCCCGCAGCGGTGAAGAAACCTTGATGCAGGACGCGCTGGATGAATGAGTGGCTGAAACAGCAGTTTAGCTTTTTGAAACCCGCCACCAGTAAGCGAGCCATGCGGGAAATCTCCAACTATTTGCTCAAGCGCAATCGCCAGCGTGTCAGCCAACAGAAAAACGCCGATGGCACAGCGTATGCCCCAAGAAAACCGCGTTTTAAGATCTTGAAGAACGGTAAATCCAAACGCTTTATTCCCAAGCGAAAAATGTTACTGGGGTTCAAGCGTCACATCAGAGCCAAGTCCACACCCGACAAGGCAGAAGTGGGTATTTATGGTCATGCCGCACGGCTTGCCACCATCCACGACCACGGTGCAAGCGAGAACGGCATCAAATACCCATCCCGCGAACTCGTGCAGTTTGAACCCGATGACGTGCCAGCGATTGAGAGCATCCTGCAACGGTATCTGTCGTCACAAGCTGGATAAGTTTCAACCCTTGACACTGACAG